TACATGCCTCCGGTTTCATGTCCTGATTTTTGGCTTTAACGCCAAAATGATCGCGCAAGCAATGACTACTAGCGCGTGCGTGATTGCTTCCCAGTTTACGTGCCAGTCACCCTCAAGCGTCCTGAGGATTGCCCAGGCTGCCACAGCTCCAAGCGCTACGATGGGCCATCGTATCGACCCGCTGGTGTCCTTGGACATGCGACCAGCAACGCATACGCAGACCATCAGGCAGTAAAATGCGGAGACCAGAGCGGGAATAACTAAGATGGTCATTCTCCTACCCCCTGTGATTTATTTTTGGTTAGCCTTTCTACCAGACCCAAAATCATGGGAACAAGTTTCATGCCCAGCAATCCAATCCAAAAGTAGAGGGCGCCAAGAATTGCAGTTTCAATGGGGAAGGAGGGCCATTGCCACAGAAGGGCAAAATAGATAGCCGGGGCACTGGCGGCACTAATGGATGTGCCAGCGGCTACATTTATGATGGCTCTTTTACGATCCTGCGGGGGCCAAAAAGATAGCGCAACCAAAGCCCCAAGAAATGCGAGAGCGAGCAGATCAGCCCTCAGCAGTGAAGCTATGTTCTTCGCCGGATCATCCACGGTGCTTTCTCCATATCGGCGCAAGAGTGGTAAGGCAGTTCTTGCGCCAAGTCCAGCGCATGCCAATCATCGAATCCAGCTCGCCGATTAGCTCAGGAGTTGTTCTAGACCCTCGGATCACATGATAGCTAATAGCCGGTAGAGTTGTAACCTTTCTTCGGACGAGCAACCCGTTGGAAAATTTATACAAGTAGCCATCGGCGAATAATGAGTATCCGCCATCCGATCCGTATATGCCAAAAAGAGAAATCAGGAAGTCTTGAGGATTGCAAGGGATATGGCGAACGCAGAATAGGCGCCCAGGTTCAAGCTCGTCGGATGGCTGCCGATATGAGCGATACCAGTAGAACAGCCCTGCCGCAGAAAAACTGCCGCCCTGAATGATTCCGGAGACGATTGGCGATGGGATTCGCAACCAGTACCAAAGCACGCACAGAGCGATATCTGACAGATAATAGCCGCAGATGGCGGCTAGCAGGCACTTAAGGCGAAGATTGCGCCACGGAATCAGCGTGACGCATAACCCGAGAGTGGCAGACATGCCGACAGCCCGAAGAGTGTCGGCAGCCTGCCAGGCAAACTCAGCTGCCTGAACCGGCAGGAAGGTAAGTAGGTGTCGGCAAACCAATTGGAGCGTCACGAGCAACACGAGCAGGCTTATTGTCCGGCTTTGGTGATTTGATCGTGATTTCATATTTTTTGGTCTTGATGGTTTTGTCGGTCATTTTTAACATCCGGGTTATTTTGGGGGTTCAGGCCAGCTAGGGCTTTGGGCGCCAAGATCGACAGCCTTTAGCGCCCGATAATATGCCTGCCATTCCTTTGCTTTCTTTTTTTCCGCATCCGTCGCATCTCCAAGCTGAATGGAGAGAAATAGCGGCGTCATAGCCAAAGATGCTGCGGATGACAGCTCAGCCTCTACCGAAGAATTAATCTCGACGATTTTCTCTGGCGTAAGGACTGGATGGCAGTGCGCGTAAACCTCATCGCCATTCATTGGATCAAGGCCAGCCTTTATGAATTCGTCTTGAGACCCGTCATCTTCATAAGCGTATACATCGCCATTTTTTGGATCTTTAAAATACTTCATGCTTAGCTTATCTCCGTCCAGTAGGTCAGCGTATATGAGCCGGATGGTAGCTGATAGGTGGCGCCAGGCGGAACCGCGAATGTTCCGCCAATGCTCTGGGATGCAGTTGGGTAGCTTGAACCGATGAGGAGAATACCATTCACGTTCATTGAGCAGGTTTGATTGGCCCCGGTAGTTGTCAGGCCAACGTTCACAACAATCGCCCTAGCCAGGGAATTTGTGTAAATAGTGCCGATTGCCCTGCTGCCTGTAACGCTTGTAATGGTCTTCAGGGCTGCAACGGTACTTAACTGCCCGAAGGTTGCGGCTTGCTGGCTCTGCGTTGCCGTCCCTACTTGCTCTGCCGCCCCCGTGCACATCAGCAGGATATAGGAGCCACCAGAAATCGAGGTATTCCACTGAACCCATGCATCGCCATTGGCGACCATTTCACCACCCTGGAGGGCCGCATGAGCACCGCCAACAAGAGGTGCAGCGCCGAGACCATCATTAAAGGTGGATGGCCCAGTGTTGGACGTCTTCACCTTGAACCGCAATACCTGGCCTTCATTGCGAACCGCCACGGCCGGAGTAAATGCGCACACGTATACGTTGGCCGTGCCGGTATCAATCGCAAACTCGCTACCCTGGCCCGAGATAGATCTCCATCCAGCGCCACCGGTATCAGGATTGGTGGTGTTGTTCTCGACAATGTTTTGCCAGTAGCCATCAAACCCAGACCGAGAGAGAAGGGCGCCTTTAGGGTATCCGCCAATCGCCGTAGACAATGCCGCGTCATAGCTGAATATGCCGCCAGCAGACTGCCATTGCTGAATGGCGGTCACAGCAAACATGATCCCGTTCATGTCGGTGCCAAACGGCGGTTTGCCGCCAGCAGCAAGAGGGATGCGTGTCAGCGGAGGAAAGCCATCAGTGTAGGATGCTCTGCCGTCCTCCAGGCCAATCTGGGATGAAACGGGGATAAGCTGCTTGGAGCCAGAGGCTGCGAACGGTAAAGAAATCTTTCCTGGCTGGCTGCTAGATTGCATTTGCTACTCCGTCGTCTCCAAAAAAGACGCCCTGGTCGAATGGTTGCCACATCCCGGCCTCTGCAAAGCCGAATGTCTGATCTGGGATTACTTGTGTGATGGTCAACTTTACACCGGCTGGCCTTGGAATTACACCAGCACTTATTGCAAGCGTGCGCTCTACGGGTGTAAGCGCGAACTCAAACACGTAGTTAAGGTCCATTTGATTGCTGGTAGTCGCATAGCACCTGCGGGAATCGCTGCCATCAAACAGGCTTCTTATCGCCTTGTTGAGTGACGGCATAGAGCAATCGGAAATGTTTGAAAGGGCCTTAGCGAGAATCAGCTTCCTGTATGCCTCATCGCTCAGGATAACTATTTCTGTTGCTTGGATCCCATCATAGAACGGAGCATCATCAAATGGTGTAATTCGATCATCTGTTGCTGCGGGGCTGTCAGCTGGCGCCAAAACGAATGCAAGGCCATTGATGATGACCGGACCGGGCTCGGAATATGACGACGCCTCCCCAGACCATGCCTCGTAATAGCCGAAAGCCCGGTCAAAGGTATTGATCCTAACGCTTCTGCCAATAACTACTATTCGCCCCCATATGTCCAGGCCAAAACCTTGCGCCGTATCGACATTCCAGACCTTGCTGTAAAAGTCTTCAGTCCATGCCGTTTCAAAGTAATCTGCCCGATCAGCTATCAGCTGCTGGATTGTGGGAGACGATGCGTATTGTTTCATACGAGGATCACCGTGATATCGGCGGCGCTCACAACCGGCTCCTGATCAATGCCTAGCGACAGAGAGTCAAGGGTTGGAGTTGTGGCGCCAACCTTGATGCCAATGATCTGCACAGCATTGGATATTGATGCGATTGGGCCGTAATAGCTCGATGCGAATATTTCCCCGCCCATTCTGGCTCTTGGCGCCCCATTGGTGCCGCTGAGTGTGGCGATAATTGCTTGGGTGGTCAGGGCAACAATGTTGGCTGGAAGGCTTGGATTGTTGGCAATCGTCACCAGAAACTTTACCGGCAGGGAGTCTGGAATATTGAACTGGTAGGCATATACCGGCTGAGGATACGAATAATTAGTATCCGGCAGCATCACGGTCGTATTCCCGGTCATTCCGCAACCGGCATCCTTCTTGCTCTCAATCGCCCTTGCAATGTCTTCGGCGACACCGCCAACCACACCAATGTAAACACTATGCGGTGGAATCGGATAATTCGTGGCGCCATAGAGAATGGTCGAGTTTGTGAAGTTGTCGTAAACAAATGCATCGATAACGCCGTCAACGTCGAACACAGCCGACCTGATCGCACCCGGGGTGCCGTGCGCATTCTTTTCCACGCTGAGGGCTCGGCGTATCTCAAACTCTGCGCGACTCTCAACGTCAGACCCGAGCGCGGCAGCAGCAAGGTTTGTCACTGCATCCCAGCCTGGCGATGCCTGAGCGATGCGAGTTAACGCGCCGATCCCAAGCTGGATTGGGCCTGTCGTGATGCATGAAAATTGCACCGTGATGACGCCACCAGCTGGGAAGGTGAATGCGCTATCGGACTGCCACAGATTGCCCGCGTCATCCTCAGCCAGAATGGAAACCGGCTGAACGGATCCGGGCTGTCCGGTACATTGAGCTTGCACTACGCTCGATGTTGCGCCTTTGCGCTCAAGGAAATAAATGCGCGCAATGCCATCTTGCATGCGGCCTTCGGCTGTTGCCGGATCAACCTGAGAAATCATATAGGTGATTGCGGCATTTGAATCTTGGATATTTGCCGTCAGCTGGTCAGCAAGATGTGCTTGAGGTGTGGATGGAGTTGTGACGTCAAGATCACCGCCGAATGCAATATTTTCGTCGGCCAGCACGGCAGTGCGGATAGTCACGGCATCAGGAACGACGACGCCTTCTGGGGTTATCTGCAAAGCCGGGACGTTAGACATTGATCACGGTTCCATCATCAAGAGTGCATTGGATTTGGCCGGTAAGCGCTCGGCTGTCGTATTGTAGCACTGCAATTGCTGATGTTACCCCTGGAACCGTTACAGCCTCGGTTTCATACCACCCAGCCAGAATGCGTTGAGGGGGCTGCTTGCCAAGCACCTCGGTGTCATAAGGTATTCCGCGATCATTATTGAATGGCGCCTCACCCTTCCATAGTCGGCAGGCGTTCGCTACTGACTGTGCGCGCTCATAGGGCGCAACAGCTAAGGCGATATTTCGGCCCGCATCTAACGTTAAGTCCCATGTGTCAGGGTCCAGATATAAGGTCGACATCAGTTGGCCTTCGTAATGGTTGTCAGCTGATCAATAGTCATCGGCACATTGGGTACGCCAGAGCCGCTGCTCGCGTGAGTGTGGGCATTGTAAAGGGTGAGCATTCTTTCATCCACCAGGCGACGAACCTCGGCCTGAGTATTGCCTACACTCACGCCATTGGCGCTGTGGACGAGTATCCCC